CTTACTTAATAGACAACGACGATGTATGGGCAAAAGTAAAAGCAGGCGAGTTCAAGGGTTTCTCCGTCGAAGGAGTCTTTGACTTTGTAAGCGAAGTAGACGAAGAGATGAAAGTCATCGAAGAATTGAAGCGCGTTCTTGCTCAATGGAATGGTCAATAAAATTGCAACACTAAACAACAAAATATATTTTACTATGATGAACGCAAAAGAAACTCTAAAACAAGTCCGCACTTTGTTGGGATTTGAAGAAGAAAAAAGTATCTCTTTCGAGACAGCAATGTTGAAAGATGGTACTATCGTAAAATGGGAAGGTGAGTTGTCAGTAGGTACTATCGTAATGGTAGAGACTGCTGAGGGCGATATTCTTGCACCCGACGCAACACACGAAATCGAAGATGGTACTCTTGTAACTACTCTTGATGGCGTTGTGACTGAAATCGTTAAGCCAGAGATGGAAACACCCGAAGTAGAAATCTCTGTTGAAGCAGAAGAGTTCGCTACCGTATCTCACTTCAACGAAGTAGTAGAAAGTCTTGAGTCTAAGATTGCTCAATTGACTGCTTCTATCGAGTCTCTTGTAAGCGAGAGAGTATCTCACAAAGAGGCTATGTCTAAAGTAGTAGAGTTGGTTGAGAAAATGATTGACTTACCTAGCGACGAGCCTACTTTGAAGCCTCACACCCCTAGCAAAGTTGAGTCTCAATTCGAGAACTTGAAGAAATTTGCAAACGCATTAAAGAAATAAACCAAATAAAAAACAAAATAAAATACTATGGCATTCGTTGTATCTTCTCTCGCAAACTACACCAATGAGCAGTCTACTGACTTGTTGGTTAAAGCGTTGTTCGGTTCAAAAACCGCTTCAACTTTGCAATCTGCAGGTCAAGTGCAGGTAGGTGTTAAGTCATCTGCTACCTTGAACTTGCTTAACTCTACCGTTTTCTTCCAAGCCGACGGATGTGGTTACAACCCAAGTGGTTCTACTACATTCACTCAACGTACTATCACCGTTGGTAATGTTAAAGTAGAAGAAACTTTGTGTCCTAAGACTTTGGAAGCAAAGTGGATGCAAACTCAAATCATGGCTGGTTCTCCTACTATGATTCCTTTTGAAGAGCAAGTAGGCGCAGAAAAATCTGCAGTTATTGCTGAAAACATTGAAATCGCAATGTGGCAAGGTGACACTACTAGTGGAAACCCTAACTTGAATCGTTTCGATGGTTTCAACAAAATCATTGCCGCGGCTTCTCCAACTTTGGCTAACTCTGCCCCAACTGCTTTCACTTCAATCACTAGCGCAAACATTGACGATATCTTAGACCAAGTTTATGCGAACATTCCTGCTCGTATTGCTACTAAGAGTGACTTGGTTTGTTTCATCGGTGTTGATGCTTTCAAATTGATGTTGGTTAACTTGAAGAACGCTAATTTGTTCCACTACGCAGTAGAAGCAAGTGAAGCGATGGAAATGGTTTACCCCGGCACAAATATGAAGTTGATTGCTGTAGGTGGTTTGAGTGGTACAAGCAAAATCGTTGCAGGTTCTTTGAGCAACTTCTTTGTAGGTACTGACTTGGCAAACGAAGAAGAAGTATACAAATTGTGGTACTCTGAAGATAACGACGAAGTTCGTTTCCGTACTACCTTTGCTTACGGCGTTCAAGTTGCTTACCCTGCAGAAGTTGTATTTTTCACCCTCTAATCTGATAAACAATGCCCTGTCTTCTCACTCAAGGTTTCGCTCTAGATTGCAAGGATGCAATCGGAGGTATTAAGAGCATCCACTTAATCTCGTGGAATGCTTCAAAATTCACTATTGCGAGTGGCGAAGTTACTGCAACCACCGTAGTAAGTGGTGATGTTTATACTTATGAATTACCTAAGGGTACAGGTTCTTTGACTAACACTACAAACGTGAGCGTCGAGAATGGTACTACTTTCAATCAATGTGACGTAGCATTCAAATTGCGTCGCTTGTCTACTAGCAAACGCAACGAGATGAAACTTCTCGCTCAAGGTCGCACGTACACTATCGTACGTGATAACAACGACGCGTATTGGTTAGTAGGTAACGAATACGGATGCGATGTGACTGCAATGGTTGCAAATAGCGGAACTGCTATGGGTGATTCAAATGGTTATGAAGTGACTTTGTCAGCAATTGAAGCAGAAGCACCTTACAAATTACAAGCAAGCGTAGTGACTGCGCTAAAGATTTGACGTATATTTGTAATTGTTCTTGATTTCATATTAGTTTAAAAAATGGGGAGGGCTTCGGCTCTCCCTTTTTTGTTACATCTTTTTGACGTTGCTATTCATTTAAGATGCTAACTATTAACAAAGGTCAAACGAAGTTTTGGTACTTGACACTCACCGAGGTTGCGAGTGCTTCATCTTACGTTTTCACCTTTACGCATCGTCAAACATTCACTCAAGTCACTAGAACTTTGAGTGACGTATCGACTCATAAAGAGCGATACAATCAATTTCAATTCATCGAGGGTACTACTGCTACTCTTCTAGAAGGAGAACACGAGTATAGCGTCTCTACAAGCGGTGGAACGCTATGCGAAACAGGTATTCTCAAAGTTGAAACTACGACTTCAAGCACACAATACACACCAACACTCACAGAAAAAATCTATACAATATGAGCAACTCAACAAGCATTATGGCAGGTGGCGATGGTTTCAAATTCCATAGCGCATCAACCGTGACAAGTGTAGCATATAGCACACTAGTAGTACAAGAAGACACGATTTTCACTTCATTCTCTGTCGATGGTACAAACGTACTTTCTGCTCGTGGTTTGAGTGGCGTTACTCTTCAACAAGGTGCGTATCTACCTGCGGGTGGCGCGTCAAAAATCACAGGTTTTGTGATATCTTCTGGCTCTGTAATCGGCTACTAAGCAAATGATAGGCGTAGGAATTGGCACTCGAAGCCGTCTATACAAGGGTCAAGGTTGGGATATCGTAAAAGCGTACAAGTCTCGCATCACGAGTGATGGTGGCTACTACGAAGGTATCTCTTGTCTATTGCGTAAACTTAACAACTTATGAGCAATCTATTGAGTCAAGCATCGCTAGTGATGATTCCTAGCGGATACAAAGAAGATGTAGTATATTCACCTGTACCCACAAGTGGTGCGGGCGATTTGTCATTCACCCGTGCATCCAACGGAACGCGAGTAAATTCGGCGGGATTGGTTGAGGTTTGCCCGTGGAATTTGTTGGAATATAGCGAGGATTTTAGTAATGTTTATTGGGGTAAAGTAAGCGCGACAATTACGACAAATACAACAGTTGCGCCAAACGGAACGACAACCGCAGATACATTGGTAATTACAAGCGGTGGCTATTTATTGCAACAACCGACAATTTCAATTGGTGTTGGATTTGCCGTTACAATTTCAATTTACGCAAAAAACCAAACAAATAATTTTTTATTATTTGGTGGGGCAACTCCTGCGGGAAATGATGTGTACACAATTCAAGACGCGGGAAATGGTTGGTATAGGCACATCAATACCCGAACATTTACTGCATCGGGTACAAGTGTTCAATTTATTATTTATGACCAAGTTGGTACAAATTTTATTTGGGGCGCACAACTCAACATCGGCGCAACCGCCAAACCCTATTTCCCCACTACCGACCGCTTAAATGTACCACGCCTAACTTACCAAAATGGCGGGGGCGGTTGTCCGAGTTTGTTGTTGGAGAAACAGAGTACGAATTTGGTGACTTATTCAGAGCAGTTTGATAATGCGGCTTGGAACAAAGCAAATGTCACAGTAAGCGCAAATACGACAACATCTCCAAGTGGGCAAATAGATGCTGATACTTTAGATGAAGGAAGTGCAAATAATACGCATAATATCAATAATGCAATTACCGTATCAAGTGGGGTAAATACAACATTCAGTATCTATGTTAAAAAAGATACTATGAGTTTTTTTAGATTGGTATTAAATGAAAATATAACCACAACTGGTTGGGTAGCCGTTCAATTCAATTTAGACACATTGACATATACAAGTGGAGTTGGTTCGACTGGTGGAACTTTTGTTTCTGCTTCGATTGAAAATGTTGGGAATAGTTGGTATAGGTGCACATTGGTTGGAAGTTTGCCCATAACTGGAGCTGCTTTATTTTTGATATCTCCAAGCAATGGGAATACTATAAGTTCTTCCGATTCAAGAGGTAGAACCATTTACTTGGGAACAAACAAAAAATTATTTATTTGGGGCGCACAAGCGGAAGCCTCATCTTACCCCACATCCTACATACCAACAACCTCAGCAAGTGCCACAAGGGTTGCGGATGCTTGTTTTAAGACGGGGATTAGTTCGTTGATTGGCCAGACGGAGGGAACGGCATTTGTTGAAATCAAAACGGCAATAATTGATTCAGCGGGACAAATTATTTTGTCA